AGTGGACTTCACCGGCATCCCGAGTTGGGCGAAGCGGGTGACGGTGATGTTTGATGGGGTGAGTACAAATGGGACTTCGATTATTCAGATTCAACTGGGTGACGCAGGCGGGGTGGAAATTACAGGTTACACGGCAGGTTCGTCCAGCTTTGGCGCAAGCTCTTTTGCGTCTACTTCATTCACTACCGGGTTCGGTATCAGAACCAGCAACACTGCTGCGGATACTTATCAAGGTTCAGTGACGTTTACTAATATCAGCGGCAATGCATGGGTTGCATTAGGGCTTATGTTTTCTGCATCGAATTATTTTACTGCCTCTATGGGTGGTACGAAAACCCTCTCCGCCACCCTCGACCGCGTCCGCATCACAACCGTGAACGGCACCGACACCTTTGACGCGGGGTCGATTAACATCCTGTACGAGGGCTGATCATGAGCACTTTATCAACCACAAACCTCAAGAACCCCAGCTCAGGCAGCAACAACATCGTGTTGGATAGCTCCGGTAGGGTGTTAGTTGGCACGTCTACTGCGCGTAGTAATCTTTGGGGCGGTAGCTTAACTGCTGCGCTACAAGTTGAAGGCACAACTTATGGCACGTCATCACTTTCGATGATTGCTAATGGATCAAGTAGTGCGCAAAACCCGTATCCCATTCTTTATCTAGGCCGAAGCCGAAATGCCACTGTCGGCTTAAACACTGTTGTGCAAAGTGGTGACCAAGTTGGAGCGGTTGTCTTTACAGGTGCAGATGGAACAAACTTAATTCCTACTGCATCAATCGAAAGCTATGTAGACGGCACCCCAGGCACTAACGACATGCCGGGCAGGCTCGCCTTCTCTACCACCGCCGACGGAGCGAGCAGCCCGACGGAGCGGATGAAGATTAGCCAAAATGGCGATATGTTTATTAACTGCACAAGTGGATTCAGTGGGCAACTGACAATCGCCAGGAATGGTGAACGCTGTTTAACGCTACAGAACACGGCCACTGGTTCAACTTCGCAAGAAATTCAGAATTTCTATCGAAATAGTACGCAAGTTGGAAGCATAACAACAACAAATGCTGCTACTGCATACAACACTTCCTCCGACTACCGCCTCAAAGAGAACGTTGTCCCGCTGACAGGCGCCATTGGTCGCGTCAATCAGCTCCAGGTTTGCCGCTTCAACTTCATCGCAGACCCCGACAAGACCGTTGACGGATTCATCGCCCACGAAGCACAGGCCGTTGTCCCCGAGTGCGTCACCGGCGAGAAGGATGCAGTTGATGCTGACGGCAACCCCGTCATGCAAGGCATCGACCAATCCAAGCTGGTGCCTCTGCTGACGGCTGCGTTGCAGGAAGCCATTACTGAGATCGCATCCTTGAAGAATCGCGTTGCAGTCCTAGAAGCCTCGTAGTCCTACTCTCTACTGACCCCAGCTACAGTTCACCTATCCCCACCTGATCCATGCCTACAACCATCGAGCTGACGCCTGAAGAGATCGCAGAGATCATGTCTCGCCCGCAACCTGAACCTCCTCCGGTGCTCACCACCGAGCAAAAGCTGGAAGCAGCAGGTCTGACGGTGGCGGAACTTAAAGAGCTGTTCGGACTCCCCTAACGTGGGCAAACCTAAATCAATGACGAAGGTGGTCCACGTTCCAGGACCTCCTAAAAAAACCCGTCAAGGGCAGGGACAACATTCTCTGCCTAAAGGAACTCGCAAACTTTCACGCGGTCAAGGCCGCTAATCAAATGCTTACTTTTCTTGGTCTTAAAGTTTCCTACGAAACTCTTGCCTTCCTGGCTCTGTTTATTGCTTCTGAAGTTGTTGGTAACAGCAAACTTAAGGAGAATAGCATTGTTCAACTTCTTCTTAATGCCGTCAACTCTTTGAAGCCTTTCCGTTCGGAAGACGACAAAATTAAGCGCATTAAGGATTCCTTTAAATGAGCACTAAAAAGAAACAGGACGACTTTAGCAAGTGGCCCAGCATCAAAAACGCCAAGGGTCCTAAAGAAACTCCGGTCAAGTACGACTCACATATGGGGCTGTTTGCACCTATGGTTAAGGAAGCAAAACGGCGGGAATCTAAAAACAATCGTCGCCTAGCTTAACCATGACGGTTCTTGCTGTCCCTCAATATTATCTCCAAACCGACTCCGCTACCCAACATGGAGACCGCATGTGCTTCTCTAGTACGTGTGCCATGGCGGTAAAATACCTTAAACCAACCGCTCTTCTGGGGACTAATGCTGATGATAACTATCTCCGTACCGTTCTTAAGTATGGAGATACCACTCAATCAGTCGCACAGATCCGTGCTTGTTCCCATTATGGAGTCAAAGCATCCTTTTTAAAGAATGGCACCCGTACAACTCTTGAAAAGGAGCTTGAAAAGGGCTATCCGGTGGGGTGTGGCATCCTTCATAAGGGTCCTGCTCACGCTCCAACGGGCGGTGGACACTGGTTACTCGTGGTAGGACTTACGGATACCCATGTGATCTGCCATGACCCCTTTGGAGAAATGAATAACGCGAATGGAGGTTACCTTAAGCCTGGTGTTGGGGGTAAATATGTCCCCTATTCGTGGAAAAACTGGTCCAAACGATGGATGGTAGAGGGTAATGGCTCTGGTTGGTACATGACCTTTCGGAAAATCCCTTAAATACACACTTTTACTTAATAATCATGGCTTCTATTACGACTGATGCCGTAACAACTGCGGGTACATTCCTTACGGAACCCAGTACTACGGCATTTTCTCTTGGGGCATCGCGTTCCATTACTCTTGCGGCGACAAGTGTAAACCAAGCACTGACGACAACGTGTCGTTTTGTGTCAATTAAAGGTGCTGGTGGTAATCACTGTCATTATGTAATTGGTGTTGGCGCTCAAACTGCTACTGCTTCGTCTCATTACCTGCGTACTGGCGAACGGATTGTACTAGCAGTTCCTCCTAATGCTAACATTGCTGCTATTCAAGGTACTGGTGCTGCTACAACTTTGTATATCACTGAACTTGCTGATTAAGCATGACACAACGTGCTAACGAAGAACAATTCAACGAGCTTCACGGTCTTGTAACAAACGAACTGATTGGTCGAATCAAGTCTGGCGTTGCTACCACACAGGATTTAAAAGCCGCCGCTGATTGGCTATCTAAGAATAATATTACGGGCGTTCCCGTGCTTGGTTCTCCACTTGCCACCCTCTTTAGTAGTCTTGAATTGGAGATGGAGGATGTCGAAAGGGCCATCCGATAACGATGATGGGGAACTGTCCACAATGCTTAGGAACCTAGCGGCTACCGCCTTCCTGGGCCTCTTTAGTTGGCACTTAATCACCCTACATAACATTGCTAAATCAGTGGAAGTACTTGTCGAAAGAGTGAGTGCCTCCAACACTAGGATTGAGCGCCTCGAAAACGAAGTATTCTTTAAGGAGTCTCTTGATGGCGCCCCGAAAAACAACAACCCCTAGGCGTAGTGCTGCGTATTATCGGAATAACCCCGAAGCATACGCAAAGAAACTAGCCTATGATACCAAAGAAAACAAGTCCCCACAGGATCGAAAGTATCGGGCCGAACTTGCTGATGCGCGACGGAAACGTGGCGTTATGGGTAAGGGGGGCTCTGATCTTTCCCACACCAAGAGTGGCCGTTTAGTAAAGGAATCGCCCTCAAAAAATCGCGCCAGAAACGGTCACAACGGTAAGAGTTCCAAAAAATGAACAAAGGAAACGCCAAGCCTCCGGGTCTTTACGCCAACATGAATAAGCGCCGGGCTGCCGGAACCAGTCGGCCTAAAAGTAAAAGCACTGTGTCTCCTAAGGCATATGCAAATATGAAAGCAGGCTTCCCTAAGAAAAAGAAGTAAACCACCGCAGTAGGCACAATGCCTCTCAAAGATCCTTCTGAATACCTTTACAACCTAAGGGCCATGACTTCCTCTGAAGCTAAAAGATTGTGGCGTAGATCTATCAAAGAACATTGGAATAACCAGTGTGTTTATTGTGGGTCTACAAAAGATTTAACCCTAGATCATGTCACTCCAAAAGCTCGTGGAGGTCACGACATTACATCAAATGTTGTACCTGCCTGTCTCAAGTGTAACCAGTCTAAAGGTTCGAACCACTGGTTATCTTGGTGGATTGGTCAAGACTGTTTTGACCACTCTAATTTCTCTAAAGTCCTTTCTTGGACAACTAGCTAGTTCTCTTATTTCTTAAAACTATGTCTACTACTGCTGACTCGACCACTTACGGTTCTATTTCTAACGCCCCTGGTAAGCGTGATGAGAACCAACAAACCAACAAAGTCCACACCACCACTAATGTGTCTGATGGTGTGACCACCACCACCACCGTTGCTGCCTCCTATGGCGCTACTGCCACTACTGTTGCTCTTAACGCCACTGTGGATGCTGCTGAGACTGCTATCAACACTGTTCGTCGTGCTCGCACTACCCCCTCTACTCTTCCTACCGCAAAGGTAACGGGCCTTGCTACCCGTAAGGAAACTGGTGCTGTTGCTTCCTTTGGTACCCGCGTTAACGGGT